TAGAAAAACAGTTAGTACTTAAAGGTATATTAACACCTGAAGAGTTTAACGAAATTAGAAACGACTTAAGGTATGACTTCGTTAAGGATAACTATTTTGAAGAATTGAAGGAAGCTGAAATTTTGAGAGAAAGATTGAATACTCTCAGAGATATATCAGAATATACTGGAAAGTATTTCTCTCATCAGTGGATTACACGTAATGTTCTTCAAATGTCTGACGAAGATATGCAAACAATGGAAGATGAAATACAGCAGGAAAAGGATGCTGGAGGTCATGAAGACGAGGATAATCCTTTTTAATATAAATAGGTAATATAAATTAAATATTAGGGACTAAACATGAAAAATTTTAAAGATCTAGTTTCGGAAGTTGCCCAGCCAAAGTCTCCCGAAGAAATGCGCTTTAAGGATCAACACACAATTGAATTAATACGTCATCCTGTTGCTCCTGACCACGTTTTTACTGGAGAGATAGCAGGTAAAGAAGATGCAAAGAGACCTGCCGATAAGGTTAACGACGAAGCTGACTACGATAAGGCATACAAAAATAAAGTAGCACAAACGCTACCTCAGCGCGCAGGTGCAGGTAAACAAGTTGCTAAAGAAGAAGTAGAGATTAAAAAATCTATTACTGAAATACTTGGAGTAAATAAGAAGGTTAAAGAATCAGACAAAAAGAAAGATGATTCAATGGAAGAAGAAACACATATGCCTTCAAAATCTCATGTTATGGACATGTGTAAAGATGGATTAAGCTTTGCAGAAATAAAGAAAATGCACCCAGAAGCTGATGAAGACAAACTTAAAGCAATGGTAGATATGTGCATGGATGAACTTGGAGAGTCTGGTTGTGGCGGAGATCGGCTTAATGCGGAAAAGCATCCTAAAAAGAAATCAGATAAAAAAGAATCAGAGGCTGCAGATACGTTGACACAACAGCCAAAGCCTGCTCCAAGTCAAGTTACAATTAAAGATTCAAACGGTAAAACAATCAGTCTAACATTCAAAGAAATGTTGAATAAAGTTTCTACAGAGGAAGAATTGCTTGAAAGTCCCCAACAAGAAATTCCTATGATGATGAGACAGTTAGAATTTATATGTTACGCATCGAACGAGATTGCTGATTACCTAGGAGAAAATGTAGATCCTGAAGAGTGGTGGCAAAATAAATTAGCAGAAGTATTTTCAAATGTTAAATCATTATATGCATATGCTAAAGGCGAACAAATGGTAACAGGCCGTCCAATGGGAGCGGCTAAGATATTTGCCAAAGCCTTTGGAGAATCTATTGAAGCAGGAAAATTTGATTTAGAAAATGCAACTTCAGTTGAAATTACAGAAGAAGATGCAGCATTATTAAATAAAATGTTCGAAGAATTAACTGAAATAAATTCTAAAGAAATGTGGAAGGTTATGGTTGCTGATGAAGCAGGATATAGTGAAATCTTGGAATTTGCTAAGAATAACTTATAAATAGGTAAAAGCTATGAATTTAATAACAGAATATACAGAAAGTTGCGAAGTAATTACCGAAGCTAAAGAAGACGGTAAAAAGAATTACTTTATTGAAGGTATCTTTATGCAAGGAGATATTAAGAATCGCAACGGAAGAATTTATCCAAGCTCGACGTTGGAAAGCGAAATGAATCGTTATCAAACAGAATTTATTGATACAAAACGTTCTCTTGGAGAACTAGGTCACCCTGATGGTCCACAAATCAATGGGGATCGTGTTTCTCATTTAATTACTGAAATGAAACGCGATAAGAACGATTTTTATGGTAAGGCTAAAATCTTATCGACACCTATGGGGGAAATCGTTAAAAGCCTATTAGACGAAGGAGTAAAGATTGGAGTTTCGACTCGAGGTCTTGGTTCGGTCAAGGCAGGTAGAGATGGAGTAATGGAAGTACAAAAGGATTTCCACCTTTCTACTGTTGATATTGTTACTGACCCTTCAGCACCAAATGCGTTCGTAAATGGTATCATGGAGAACGTAGAGTATTACTACGATATAGCTTCAGGTAACTGGAAAGCAACACAAGTTGTTGAACAAGTACAGGAAGAAGTCGAAAAACAATATAGAAAAGTAGTAAAGACTATTGATGAAGCAACGGCATACAGAATGTTTGAAACATTCGTTCGTTCTTTGAGAAACTAACTTTTTATAAATAGAATAGATAAGTTTATTATAATTAGATATTTGTAAATTTAAAACAAATTAAAGGAGAAAAATAATGGCAGATTTAGAAGAAAAATTCGTTGCCGATGATGGAGTCTCAGAAGTACCTGAGCCTGTAGCACCTGAGGGTGGTGAAGGTAAAAAGGACAAGCTGAAGAAGACTGCTACTGATGAGCCGAAAGGCGCTGCTGATGCTAAGAAAGTAACACCTGACCAAGGTGATGCAGGTAAGCCAGTTCCTACTGCTGAAGAAACAGAAGCCGATGCTGAAGTTGAAACAGTAGAAGAAGTAGTTGTTGAATCTTCAATTGAGTCAATCATCGAAGGCGAAGATTTATCAGAAGATTTCAAATCTAAAATATCTTTAGTATTTGAAGCCGCTTTAAACGAAGAAGTCGCAAAGCAGACTGAAACAATTCGCGAAGAGTTGACAAAATCTTTAGATGAAACATTGGAAGAAACTGTTGCTGAGAAATTAGAAACAATTACTGAAAATGTTGATAAGTATTTAGATTACGTAGTCTCTGAGTGGATGTCTGAAAATGAAATAGCAATTGAATCCGGAATTAAGGTTGAAATGGCTGAATCATTGATGTCAGGTCTCAAGAACTTATTCGTAGAGCACAACGTATCAGTTGATGAAGAATCAGTTGACGTTGTCGCAAACTTAGAAACAACAGTTTCTGAATTAGAAGGTAAAGCAAACGATTTAGTAAACGAGAATATCGACTTACAAAAAGAAATTGCTACTTTTAAGGCAGGACAAAAATTTGACGAACTTGCAGAAGGTTTATCTGAGAATCAGGTAGAGCGTTTGAAAGTTTTGTCTGAAAAGCTTGATATTGAAGATCTTGATGCATACGCAGAAAATCTTCAAGTAATTAAGGAATCATTCTTCAGTGATAAGCCGATTGTTGAAAAACATGACGTCCAGGAAGAGAATGATGAAATTATTCTAGAGGAACAGGAAGTAACTAAACCAGCTTCTGAGCACACCTCTATTAATGCTCTTGTTGAAGCTTTCAACACTAGAAAATAAGAATAATTGAATTTGGTTTTTTAAATTAAATTTAACTTAGAGGAGATCCAAAATGGATAACTATACAAGACTAGTGGAAAAGTGGGAGCCAATCTTAGCGCATGACTCTTTTTCACCAATTACTGATTCTCATAAGAAAGCAGTTACAGCTACTGTCTTAGAGAATACAGAAAAAGCACTCATGGAATCAGGTGACTTATCTGCTAACATGACTAGCCTTCTTTCAGAAGCACCTGCTAACGACGCCGGAACTGGCGGATTTGGCGGTGGTGCTACTCCAGGCGGTCCTGTTGCTGGTTACGATCCTATCCTTATTTCATTGGTAAGACGTGCTGTACCTAACTTAATCGCATATGACATCTGTGGTGTTCAGCCGATGACTGGTCCTACAGGACTTATCTTCGCAATGCGTTCAAGATACAGCTCACAAAGTGGAACAGAAGCAATGTACGGCGAAGCTGATACAGATTTTGCTGGTACAGGTACTCATGCTAACACACTTCCTAATGCTAATACTACGTTGATTACAACTGGTACTGGTATGGATACAGGTGCTGCTGAAGCATTAGGTGATGGCGGTGGTACTAACTATGCTGAAATGGCATTCTCAATCGAGAAGGTTACTGTATCTGCTAAGACTCGTGCCCTAAAAGCTGAGTATACAACTGAGCTTGCTCAGGATCTTAAGGCTGTTCACGGCTTAGACGCTGAAACAGAACTTGCTAACATTCTTCAAACTGAAATCTTAACAGAGATCAATAGAGAAGTTGTTAGAACAATTTATACAACTGCTGTTGTTGGTGCCGCTGGTACTGCATCTGCTGGTGTATTCGACCTAGACGTTGATTCAAACGGAAGATGGTCGGTTGAGAAGTTCAAAGGCCTTATGTTCCAAATTGAGCAAGAAGCTAATGCTATTGCTAAAGACACAAGAAGAGGAAAAGGTAACGTCGTTATTTGTTCTTCTGATGTTGCTTCAGCACTTCAAATGGCTGGCGTTCTCGACTATACTCCTGCTCTTAACTCTAACTCTTTAGAAGTTGATGACACAGGTAATACTTTTGCTGGTGTTCTTAACGGAAGATTCAGAGTATATGTTGATCCTTTCGCAGGCGGAAACTACTTAGTAGTTGGCTATAAGGGTTCATCTGCATTTGACGCAGGTTTATTCTATTGCCCATACGTACCATTACAAATGGTTCGTGCCGTTGGTGAAAATAGCTTCCAACCAAAAATTGGTTTCAAAACTCGTTACGGTATGGTTGCTAATCCTTTCGCAGAAGGCGATGCAGGTTCGCAAGGACTTGGTAGACTTCAGCAGGATACCAACAAGTATTACAGAAAAGTTCGTATTTCAAACTTATTCTAATACTGAGAAGTTTAGGTCAACTAAACCACGTAAACGATTCTTCGGAATCATTGAGAAGGACTCGAAAGGGTCCTTCTTTTTTTATTTGTACTTTTTAGAAAAATAGGATCGCAATAAAAATATACGTGTATATGCTACTATAGTCATAACTAAAGTGACCAGAGTGCCCAGTATGACAGGATCAGTTATACCTAACCGTTCTATATAAATATACAACAAAAAGAGGTTTAAAGGGTAATTTACAGCTAGGCCAGTTGCGATTTGTGTTGCAGTTTCTTTATGAATACGTTTAGTTTCTTTTTTCATTTAATAAATGTACCTAGTTCTCCACCAACTGTATCGTACTTTGCAGAAGGTCCATGTTCAAGACCCAAACGACCGGTTTCAAAATTCTTTGCTATCATGTGTATTGTATCATTATCTATATACGAAAGTACACCAATAGGAGTATGACAATCTCCATCTATTTCTTTTAACATTGCCTTTTCTGCCATTGCACAATACCAAGTATCAAGATCGTTTTTTGGCCAAAGTAATGAGTAAATATTTCTTTCTTTAGAATTCATTGTCTTGCGTGTTTGTAATGCAATGACTCCTTGATTTGGAGCAGGTATCATTTCTGCAGTTTGAAATATTCTACTTGCTTTCATAGTGAGTCCTAAAGTATCAAGACCAGCTTTAGCTAAAACAATTGCATCATATTCGCCACTTTCTTGTTTCGCAATACGAGTATCTATATTACCACGAATAGGAATAATCTCTGCTTTTGGATAAAGATCCATCAATTGATACATTCTTCTTGGACTGCTTGTACCTATTGTTTTAGGATCAACTGCATTACCTATTAAACAATCTCTAAAGTCAGCTCTTGGTAGTACACAAGAAATTTCTAACAAGTCATCATTATCTCTTGTCATATCTTTCATAGCATGACATGCAATATCAATATGTTTTTCTATTAATGCTTTTTCTATTTCTTTTGTGAATACACCTTTACCACCCATTTCTTGGATCGGTGTCTTTGGATTTAAATCTGCCGTAGAATCTATAAGGATTTGTTCTGTATCAAAACCTAAATGCTTTTGAGCCTTTTCTGTATAAGCAAGCGCAAGTTTTGATTTTCTGGTTCCAATTGATATCATATTCATCCTTATAAAAAAACGGCGGATCTTCCATGTAAGCCTATCAAAGGTATGTAAAGATCCGCCTAGGTATTGAACTTCAGTGTCACAATCGTCATTTGTTATTACTGCCGTCATTCGGGCCTGATGACTAATCAGGGGTTTCAAGCTACCTTACTGATTGGAATACTGTGTTAACGTAATTCGTTAAATAATGCTGAATTGTTAATCGTAGTATCCAATCTGCTCTATTGATTCGCAATCTGAAGTAATACTTCATTTCACCTATTTTTATGAGCCTCAAGGTTGATAAAGTCTTCTCTTCAGCTCAAGGTATCTATTCACCGGATTGTAGAATTGCATTTTCTACTTTCTCTTTCTCGGTGGGGTGTTTCCCTCAATATACGACTATTATACAATAGTTCTTAGCTAATGTCAATAGTTTTTGTGAAAAAAGTTTAATTATTTGCTAATATGAAATCTGATACATCAGAACCCTTGATAGCTTCAACAAGAACAGGTATACCTTGTGCATCCATTTTATCAAGAAAATCTTTTGCATGTTTGTATCTCATCTCACCTTGGTCAATTTTTTCCATTGTGGATGGATTAATGATAGAGACATTAAATAATGTAAAGTCGGTAATTTTATTCATTTTCTTCTGCTTCTCCCCACCAATTCCATCGGCCGTTTTCCATTTCTGCTTCTTCTTCGTCCTCTTCCGATTCGTCAGAATTATATGCCTCCGTTAGTTCGGTGCTTATAAGACCTCGTAGCATTTCTATTTTTTGTAATGCTATGATTTCTTTTAGACTTTGAGCAAAGTCTTTAGAATTACCATTAATAACGGCACTTCCATCAGGGCGATGGATTATCCAATTATCAAGAAAGGTTTCTAATTGCGTCATTTATTATTTCCTTATACTTCGGCAATAGTATTTTTATGAATTACAGTTGATTCCAACCTACCATACTTATCGTATGTATACACAGTTTGTTGCTGATGATCTCCATGTACTTGAGTTGTTACTTTTACAACTCTTGTATCATACTTGATCCAGCCTTCATTGAAAAAATTATTTGGCCACGGTGTTGGGCTAACAGGAGTAACTTCCATTTATAGATCCTCTTCTTTCCATAATTCGTCGTACTTAACAAGTTCTACTTCGTCGTTTTCATCTCTTCGAGTTCTAATGTACTTCATATCAATTAAAGCATCAATAGTTTCTTGAGTGATTCTTTTTCTTTCTTTGAACCCTGGTGAATCTTTTCCAAAATAAAAACCCAGGATAGTGAATACAACTGCAGTAGTCCAATACATCCAAAGATCCATACTAATCTCCATGGCGTGCTAACACCGCATCAATGATTCTCTCTTGTGGAGATGAAGCCATATCAACTTTTTCAATTGGTTCTTCGGTTATTATAAAGCCATATTCGATTGCTATCTCATATAGCTGATCTTCGGACATGTTTGTTAGACAAGCTTTCAACAAATCATCTTTATTAATGATATGTTTTTCAGCGTCCTCAAACAATTGGTTTGCTAAGCTACTTTGCATATTACACTCCTATTTAATATACCAATAATTATAATTTATGCAACTTCAGTTGCATTCCACCATTCAGGAATGTCGCGCTTGGACCATACCATACTAAAACGCTTTTGCTTTGTATGATAAAACGCGCGGTATGATTCTACCGCATCTTCAGAAATGCATTCTGGGTTTGATGCCATTGCGAGTCTGAATGGTGTTCTTTTATTTGACCTATGGATATTCACAGGAGGTGCCTTTAAGGCCTGTCTTAGTTTTCTATCGGTTGCATGTATCTTTCCATACCTATGCGTGTATTCATCACACAATGCAACAAAATGTTTATAGTGCCAATTATAGTTGGCTGAATTTTCTCTTGTCCAAATAGTACATGGATGATTGAAATGACATGCTTTATACAATGTCCTTTCTCTTTCTTTGTCTTCAAGATAAAAGTATTGTAGCATAGAACCACTCTTTGATGGTCTACGCTCCATTATGCCGTCAATCATACGATGAGTTGTTGAAAGCATTTGTGCAGATTCAATAACCATCTTAACAACATGTTTATCACATTGCTGTTGAGCAGCTTTAATTGGGTCGTCGTCTAAAATAAAAAGATTCATAATGTCTATTATATCAAAAGTTTAATTAAATGTCAATAGTTAACCTTCGTATTCAATTCCTAAGTGTTCGCCTTCATTAAAATGATAGCCCATTGATTTCATAAAATTTTCTAATACTCCAATCATCTCATCTTTGCTCAAATCTTTTTCCATTACGTCAATGGTGATTCGTGTATTAGTTGAACTTGCATCTTCGTATGGATGGCATATCAATTGAATATATGGTTTTTCTTCAGCAGGTTTATGATTCCAAGTCATTCACCTT